ATTCGGTTTGTGCTTTAAGAAATGTCTTTAAGTTTGATTTTACACCATCAAAGTCAAACTCTGTTATGTCTAATCTTCGGTTTGCTGCCATTATCGTAATCTCTCTAAGGGTAATGTTAAGTCTATTAGTTCTGTTGGCGCATTAACAACATAGAATTCTATACTCACCTCATATTCATTACGGTCCAAATTAGGAGTTGCCCTAACACCGACAAGACGAGCCCGGGGTTCAAAGTTCTCAATAACATCTTGAACATGTCTTGCAAGAATAATCGCTGTTACAGGAGTCATCAATTCAAATAGCGCATCCCTTATACCAGAGCTTATCTCTGGATGAAAGGGTTTATCAAACACATTAAGCAATACGAGATTACGGATTGATCTCTTTACCGCTTGTATATCATAGACAATATTAATATCTTTGGTCTTATTGTTTTGGCCAAAGAATAAATCAAGATCGGAATAAAGTTGAGCGCTTCGGGAAGATTTGTTCTGTCCCTGAGCGTCTGTATACGCCTCTTTATTTCTCCATGCTTCTGTTAGCGCCATTTAATGACTCCTGTTTTTAATATTTATAACAACATCAATTATTATTCACACGCTAAGTCGCAATAACTTCATCCAGCCTCTCTAGAATTTGTACTTCTTTCAATTCTTTTGCTAATCTTTCATCCCTACTATTAAAAATCTTTTTAGCATTATCAAATGTAGATTCAAGTTCTTCAGTAGCTCCAGATATTTGTGCTCGAGCAAATGCATCTCCAACTGCGCCTGTTATTTCATTTACCGTATCATCGCTACTAAGTTCTTGTATTGATTCTTCAATACCAGCTGAGTTTGCTTGTAATGAGTTTTGTGCTTTCTCAAGCACGGCTGTTGCGCCAGAGGGAAGTTCTAAGTTAGGAAGTATTGAACAAACATCACCACCCAACAAAGCAGCAGCTAACGCCAATTTAATTAAAGAATCAATATCTGGAAGACCACTACCAAACTGACTTTTAATTAGGCCTAACTTGCTTATATATGATGATGAGCCAGGAATTAATCCCGCCAAAGATGTTACTTCTGCTTGAAAATTAACAGCAGGGATAGTCGGAATCGTAGGAATCATTGCTCGGAGATTTAACTCTAAATCAATTAAAGAAGTATCCAATAATGAAGTAAAGGAACCCGCATCAGCTTCCAGATTTCCAGCAATAGTAGTTTTCATAGAATCAAATTGACTTGCTAGTTTGTTAAAATCAAGACTAACACCACAAAGATTTGGTACTGCAAAATCTACCATTTAGTTTTCTCCTAAGGCAGTGTTGGGGTTATCGCAGATACTACATCTGTATCTGAAGTTCGTGATCCATTTACAGTATCATCAGTATCACTAGTAATAATAACACTATGATCAACCTTATCTTTAACTTTTGTTAAGAAGGTATCGTCATGTATTCGTTCCTTGAAGGCATCATCATATTGATGCTGTGCAATTCCAGAAGATTTGATATCAATCGTTGAATCATATGTTATATTAGCTGCACCAACAGATTGGAACTTGTAGATACTTCCCACCTTGATCTTAGTCTCGGCTGCAGATCGTATATTAACATTGCTACCAGCAGACATTGCTACAATACCTGATACAGTTTTAAGAGACATATTCTCTGAAGCTGTTATATTCACATCATTGAAAGAAAATAAAGAGTAATTCCCCATAATAGTTACATCAAAATATCCATTGATAGTTCGACTCTCATTCTTTCCTATCATCGTATCAACATCTTCTTCGATATAACCTTTTACATTGTTCTTAATACTATAAGAGTAGTTGCCACGTATCTCTTCTTCACGATTACCGCCGGACTCCCCTGCACCAACTTTGATATAATGATTTTTGTGTATCTTCTGTATATAATCGCCCTCAATCTCTTGAATGTAATCACCCTTTATAAGTTCCCTTACAACAATTGGTGTTTCTTTCCCGTCTTTATCTATTATTGGACCGTATGTAATATTAACATTACCGGATATAACAACATTGGAACTGCCAGCTATAATTTCATAGTTGTCTCCGATAACCTTAACAACTTTAGTGCCGTCACGATGTATTTCCTCAAAGGTTCCAGACATATGTTCACGATGGAGCCGTTCACCTCCTGGCGTATCATCTATTTCATAAATATGACCGGATTCGGATTCAAACACATGGTTATAAGGATACTTCCCTGACATATAAGGATCATCATTCTTCTCCACACCTCGCGGCAGAGGTTCATCCCAAGTTGGACCCGTATCATCTGTAGTTAACGATATTGATACAGTGTTCAAATTGGGTTTGGATGCAGTAACGATTTTAGTTCTATGACGTTTACGCCGTTGAGTCACCGAACCGTGCGTTTCAGCATTCTTACCTCGTCCTAGTCTGCTTGTATCTGTTTCACCAATGGTATGACCAGAAGACCGAGAAAATGTGGTTTGATCTTTTTTGGGGAGAGAGTTATCCTTTACAGCACCCAGAGGATAGGGCCCATAGTCACCTTCATCTTCTGGATTACCCACATAGGGCCTGACTTTAGCATCATTCAGTTGGGTTGATTCTTTGTGACGGGGATCATTGAAACCTTTTTGGTGATCTGCTGCTGAAGCAGGAACGCCAGGAAGCGATCCTATGATGATGGGCTGCTGCTTCTCTCCGGCATCACGAAAGAACCCTATAACCCAACTTCCCTCAACAAGCCATGATGGAGTATTGCCCAGGCCATGCATAGCGGGATCGGTGACCGGATGCATCACATGGGCCCACGGCAAATCAGCCGTAGGAAGTGAAACTAAGTTCTCTGTATGAAATCCGAGGCAGCGAACACGGACTCGACCAAGTTGATCAGGATCGTTGCGGTCTTCAACAACACCCACGAACCAGATGAAGCCATCAAGTCCCATGAAATAATTTTGATTTGCCATAATAATCCTATTCTATTTATAGGATTATTTATAATGAATCAATTAATGTAAATCAGGGTCTCGGCCAAGGCGATGAGAGTAAGGAAAATACTCTTCTATCGTTAAGTTGGTTATACCCCGATCAAAAGAAAGAAACTCAAACAAGTAATTTGCCTGTTCACTTGTCAGATTGTCTTCTAATATTTGAGACTCGTCAATCTTAATAACACGGTACTTATTTATTTCTTTTTTCATGAAAACTTATTTAGGAATATTTAATATTTCCAGACACAATGATTCTTTCTTCATCAGACTCATGAATTGGAACACCATGACGAAGAATGCCGGGAAATAAAATTATATCATTAGTTTTTGGATATAAGTAACAGGGAGAATCGGGAAACATGATCGGCGTAGTCCCATCTGACTTAACATAATACGAGAAGCTCCACGGATGCGGCCAGTGATCATGGGTTTTGGTGAAGTCGTTACGCTTATAAACCGCTCCCCATATATCGTATAACTTAAGCTGAACTTCACAGGGAGAAGCTTCCTGTGCAAACTTAATTGCAATATCTCCAACCGAATTAAATATCTGGTATTTGCGCTGCATGAACCAGTCTGTCATGTATGCTTTTACGTTTGTCTTTCGGTTTTGAGTATCGCCGACCAATTTGATTATTTTTGTTAGATCGTTATTAAGAAGCTCGAGAACATTGTTTGACTCTAACATCTCCCGCACATCTTTCATTATAATAGGAAACCTCATATTAAAAGGTTTCGCATCTGGATGAAGTCGGAGCTCCGGTGATCGAACACCCGCATACCCTCTCACCACACGATCAGAAAGCTCACTTAACTTACTCATAGACTATAACTTCGTCCAATGGAAGAAACTCTGTTTTACCCCGGTTGGTTTCTATGATTAGAAACACCGTATCCATATTCTTTGGCTTCACCGACACATAAACAGGCTCGATCTCGGCGGCGCTCATCTTCTTTGAGACATAATAGGGAATCCCATTCTCAAGCTTCATATCATTATAAGAAACCATCGAAGAAGAAACATCCACGATCACACCGACACTCGGCTCATCATAGACATCCTTATATTTTACTTTATCACCAATATTCATTTTAATACTCTATGCCTATATACCATTTACCAAAAACCAGCGCCCATATATCCGCGCCGTGGTGCGTTACATCATGCATGAGGCCCAAGAACCATATCGGCGCATAGAACGTATCTTCATATAATCCATATTTAATTTTCATTTCGTATTGCCTTATCTATTTTGGTAGAAGCGCCCGGAATCGAACCGGGTCGAGAACGCTAATCCGGCGCTGAAAGGTTTATAAAACCTCCCTGTGTCCAACACCCGCTTCCATTATGTTTATTATACTACAAAAAAGAAACTTTGTCAAGTACTTTATCCTTGACTCAACCACATTACTATTGCCTTCTTTGGCAGTTCACTGAAATTAGCAGAACAATGAAACAGACTTCTGTTAAATGCAAACAAGGTTCCACGTTTCCAATGGAAAATCTTTTTGATGGTTAAATATTTTTGGTCTTCCTTGATACAATGCCCACAATATTTGTTCCAATCGTAGTCAGTACAATACTCTTTAAGTTCTGGATGAAGTTTCTTATAATCACTGAAATTATTATATTTTGCACCTTGATCAAATACTATTGTCTTATAGTCACCATCAATCAAAGGAATGACAACAGTATATGTTGGAGGGCATGTTTCGGGATCGGCAATTGGAACTTGATTATTTGTAACAACCCAATCCGAATGAACATCATATGGATTCTTAGCTCTCAGAATTTGTATTCCATCAATAGTATTTCTTTTCAATGCCGGAATGGTATCTAATTTATTCTTTATGAATTTAACAAAATCGTTTTGAACGTCAATCCATTGTTGGGTACTCGTCACTTTACCCTTCCATGCTCCTTGAACATCGAAAAAAGGTTCCTCACTGCCTTCGACTTTCTCCATGAGAGTAAAGTCAGTATTCGTTAAAAAGTCTTTAATTAAAAAGTCTTTAATCTGAAAGGTTTCTTTCTTCATATGACCATACTATCCTTCATTAATGACCATACTATTATTTTTTACAGGGAAGTTCAAGCAATTAGGGAGGAGGGGCGATTATAAACCTTAGACCTAATCCCACAATCTATAATAGTACTTTCCAAACAACTCTAAACCATTCTGCATACGCTTATTGTGTGCTTTTAAGTCCTCTTGATTGACTTCCTGGGCCCCCGGCCCGTTATGAACCTGAGTAAATGCCCAAATCATTTCATCAAGCACCCAATCCCACCGATCATGCCAATTATCATCTACATCCCACTCATTTTCTTTCTCTGGTTCTAAAGTGGAGCGTAATTTCTTTGGAACATCTCTGTCATCTACCTCAGGAGTGCCATGCTTGACTTCTTTTAGTTGTTGCAACATCGGAAGAATAATGTAAGCGAGAGTTTTATCCATACTCCATGTATCGTATTTATCTATTCGGACTTGGATTTTACGTTTCTTTTTACTGTCAATCCAATCGCAAAAAATAGCTAGTTGAGTATGATCAAGCCAGTCGCCGAATTTATCACACAGATCTTCACTCATGCCAACTTTTAGGAGCAATTCAGCGAGTTGATATGGACCAACCCAATTTTTATATGGACCTATATATACTTTCATTTTTACACCATTGTTATTTATCGTCGTCTCTGGTTTCGTCATCGTTTTGGTAGCCCCAGCGGGAATCGAACCCACATCTGCACCTTGAAAGAGTGCCGTCCTTTCCGTTAGACGATGGGGCCACATCAGCTATAAACCACAAATATAGTGCATATAATAATAAAAATAACAGCCATGGAATACTCCAATAAAGCATTAGGAATCCTCCATAAATTATTGATGCCAATCACGATTCCAACGAATATCATAAAAATCAGTATGGACAGAAATATATGCATGGTTATTTATCTGGGGAAGCTCAGTTTTATAAAGAGGTATTTTTCGACCAAACCAATTTTCATGATTTTTTAGTTTCCGTAAACCAGCAGTGCTTGCGAATCACTGGATCATACTTACGCAACCGCATCTTTTCGGAGGCCTTTACACCTTTGGTCGGCCGGGTAGCCATATAAAAATATCCTGTGGCCTCTTCGGACATCATTCTAATCGTTCTGTATGTTCTTGCCATGTTAATATATATTCCTTTATATAAACTTATATGTGAAGAATATTTCTTCGTCTCGAAGATTATTCCCGAGTCTTTAAAGATTGCAAAATCATGCCCTCTTTAGGGCCCCCTTCGTATTTTTTTCCCAGTTAAGTAAGTAAGAGTCGCTCAGTTCTGGGTAGGGGGGCCTAAACTGAATATACATATTTCATATCACAGTATTCACAGATAGCAAAGCCAGTTTCTTTTAAAGAATAGTATACAACAGGATGATCATTATCGCATTTAACTATTTTGGTGTTAACCTCAATAGTTCGATCTTCCTCGGGAATGCTGTAATTATTTTCTGCGTTTCCTCCAAATTTCATGGAGATTCCTTATAGTGTTTTATTACCATCATGGTAGCATCCATAAGTTCTTTCTTATAGTTTCTCATTGATCTTGAGGTTTGTTGATCTTCCATTTCTATTTTAAGATCATTGCGTAGATTAAGCAATGTAATCATATCATTAT